GCCAGCCGGTCAAAAGTGGAGGGGTCGGGCTCGCCGAGGCGGAGGAGGACCTTCTGGGTGGGCGTGGCGAACTGGCAAAAGTAGTCGAAGCAGGCGGACTGATACATGACGAAGTTGGCGGGGAACAGAAGCCAGAGAGAGTCGCCCAAGCCGTGGCCGACAGCAAACTCGGAGAGATAAGAGGGAAGCTTCTCGAGATGGGTGTCATCGTCGAAAGAAATGGCTAGCTTGGCGAAGAGGGCGAGGGGGGAGCGGACGGCACCTTCCGGTCCGACGTAATACCCGCAGAAAAGGCCGTAGGGGGAGAGCTCAGTCTTGAACTGGAGGTGGACGAGGGGGGAGACGGCGGCCCAAAAAGGGGAAGTGGGGGGCTCGGAATCCAGGAGGGAGTCGTCGCCGGAGATCATGACGCCCTGAGTGGTGACTTGGTACTTCAAGTAGATAATAGCCAAGTTGTAGTCAGAGTTGTCGTCGTAGGTTCCGGGCTCGCCGGTGAGACGCATGCAGGTCAGAGGCCCGAATTGAGTCTCAATGCTTGTCTTGATGGTGAAGTGCAGGTCGATGAGATTTTCTGGAATGTTAAGACGCTGCATCTTCTTTACCTCAAAGAGGACAGCCTCGCCGTGCTGGGACTGGTCGAAGGAAGTGTAATCATTCGCGAGATGGATGGACGGAGTGAGGTGAGCCTGGCACCACTGAGAAAGCTCGAAGGGGGTGTGGCCGGCGTGGATGTAGAGATTGGCAGGACGGTCGAGGTCGTCGAAATGCCGTTGGTACTTCTTAACAGGACCGAGGGCCAAGATTATGGCGTCGTGCATCAAGGCTAGGGTCTGGCAGGCTTTCCAAGGGCCGAACAGGGAGCCTTCGTTGACCTTGTGCTGGGTCTTCGCAAAAATTCGGACGACAGAGTAGCGCCAATCGGGGTCTGAGCGGAAGGCATTGGCCATAATAATGGCTTGGGTCTTAGACGTGAGTTGGGCGAACTCGTTCAGGTTGATACACTCAGCAAACAGGACGGGGTCGAAAGCAACTCGGCGGTTGGGGTTCCGGCGATAAGCTCGACAGTGAGCTTCGTACAGAAGCTGAGCGAGG